AACCTAATGAAACCGTCAAGCGCATTAGAGCCGAAATCGTAGAGCTAATGAACGATGTTCACTATGGCACTTTCACCGAGGAGGTGGACGATGCCCGGAGTAATCGATGTGACTAAATACGAGCGATTAATTAGACAAGAGGCCGATCGTCGTTTTGCCTACAACCAAGAGTCCGGCATTGAGGGGATGAACAATCGTGCTCGCGCAAAAATGCAACACACGATCGGAGTGGCGGGTGAGGTGGCAGCTAACTTACACCTAGACCTAGACCCTTACGACGTAGTAAATGACGCAATCGGTAAAGCTGATATCGAACACGATGGACATAAGTTCGACGTTAAGACCGTCTTATCTCATCGCCGAATCGTAAACGTTCAATACTACGAATCAATATTTGAGCATAAGGGCAATTGGCAAATCTTGGTAATGCTATACGAGGGCTTTGGCTGGCGTTTTGTATTTGACCAGATACTACCTTTTAGAGCTTTGAAATCAATACCGCTAACCGAACCTAAAGGCGGACACCGCTCGCAGCATTGGGCGATTGATTTAGACACTTGGAATAATCGTGGCAAATAAAAACGACACGCCGTCCAACCTCCTCAGATTGACAGCGTGCCGCTTTTCGATGATAACATCATCGCCTCACTTACTTACTGCTCAGTATAAAGCAGGCGCGACTAATCAACCGCGTAAACCGCCGTTAGAGGGCGTTTCATTGTCACGGCGATTAAACCGTGAAAACACATTTAAAAGAGCTTTAGCCGTACCCGTAACACGAGCGACCTACGGGCGTACCACCAACCGACTAGAGCGTATGGCGTCGCTGAGGGTAAAACCTCCCATCCGAAACCGCATCTATGACGGACAGGGGATGGCCGAATTGAGCCATCTCTCACCTCACAAACTAATCAGGACAGGCCAAATATGGACCAAATAATCCAATTAATACACGAGACAGCAAAACAAATCGCAGCACACAACGAAAAAAAGCAAGACGCCGGATGGCTGATTGATAACAAAACGCTTAACGATGAAATTGACACCTACCTAAAGATTTACAAACAAATCGCCATAATGAAAGCAAGCAAGGAATTAAAAAATGGATAAAAACACTTACGAAATAGAGTTGGCTCTACGCGATGGGATGATTGCTGAACTTACTGAGATTGTGGCGCAAGACTTGGTAATTATGCGCAAGGCAAAACAACACTTAGCACTAATGGACCAACTAATCGACCAATGGCGAGAGACGGCCTACGAGTACCGTTCGATTGCTTTTGAGGCATTAAAGGATAACTAATGGAGTGCAAACACCCAGACAAGATATGGCACTCGACTAGGACGTGGGAGTGCTTGACCTGTGAGGCTGAGGGGACCTACTAATGGACAACTCAATCAAGACCGCCGAGTGGCGGAGGGTTCGGTTAGCAGTATTACAGCGCGATCTATGGACCTGTAACTATTGCGGACAAGAGGCGCAAGAGGTGGATCACGTTATACCGAGAGCAAGTGGCGGAACCAACGAGGAGGACAATCTTGTCGCAGCTTGTAGGCGTTGCAATAGATCTAAGGGAAAGGGTTTAAAACCACGCTCAGGCCGTTTTTTCGTGGGGCCGCTAAGACACCCGCCCGCAGGCGGGGATTTTTCCCCGATGACCCGAATAGGACCGGAAAATGCCATCTAGTACCGAACCATTACCAACAATCGAAAACAATGTCCGGATATCTCTTGCTAATAGTGGCCAATGGATAGGACCAGCAGATAACGGAGCGATCGCGGCTCTTTTGCGCTTGGCCCGGCTTATAGATCAATTATTTGATATAGGCGAGACTAAAGATTTGCCTCAGCTGCTCGCAAGATTAACCGTTTTAATGGAACAATTAAGACTCACGCCTAAAGCTAGGCAAGATCAGGACCTTACCCCTAAAGAGGAATTAAAAGATGGCTCAGATTTCCAAGCGGCCTACTTACGGCTCGTCGGAGCCGAGAGTCCGGACAACACCAGTAAAGGGAAAAAGCCTCGGGCCTCTAGTGGCCGAACTAGCGCAAGCGATCGGGGCTCCACTCCTACCGTGGCAAAAAAACGTCCTTGACGACGCTCTAACAATCGGCTCGGACGGTAAGTGGAAACGCTCTACTTGTGGAGTCTTAGCTGCTAGGCAAAACGGAAAATCTCACTTAATCCGGATGAGGTGTATTGCAGGGCTTTTCATATTTGGCGAGGAATTCCAATATATGATCACCCAAAACCGACGCCTATCGATTGACCATCTCAACGAGATAGTAAAGCTCATCGAGCGGGTCGATTGGATGAAAAAACGCATTAAGCGGGTATCCCGTACCAATGGCTCTGAGGCGATAGAGATTTATTGCGAGCATTATCCGAAAGCGTGCCCGCCGGGTTGTAAGCCCGTTCGAAAGCTTGGAATCTTGGCGGCTACCGCCGACGGTCCTCGTGGCGCAAGTGCTGACTTTTTATGGATTGACGAGTTGCGCGAAATCTCGGAGGTTGTCTGGGCCGCTGCCGCGCCAACTACAAGAGCGAGGATGAACTCTCAAACGTGGGTCAGTTCCAACGCGGGCGATGGTAACTCAACCGTACTAAACGACATTAGGAATAAAGCCCTTGCCAATAAGTCGCCTCGGCTTGGATGGTATGAGTGGAGCGCGGAGCCGTTTTGCCGAATCGATGACCCGATTGAGATCGCTAAGGCTAACCCGTCACTTGGACACCTTGTCTCTTGGGAATCCCTAGAGGACTCAATCGAGCGCGACAATATGGACACAATCCGCACCGAGTTACTTTGTCAATGGGTATCAGCTTTGGACAGCCCGTGGAACTTAGACGCCTACGACTCCGGGACAACTAAGTCGATCACGATGGACCCTAATTTGCCGACTTGGATGGGCCTTGACTTGGTATTTAATCGGACCGAGGCATATCTTGTCAGCGTTCAGGAAAAAGACGACTCTCTAAATGTGTTTTTACATAGATGGGTAAAAGATTCACCAATTAACGATAAAGAGCTGGCCTCAGAGATCGCCGTACTCGCTCGGCAGTATCGAGCGCGACACGTTGCCTATGACCCAAATACGGCGGGATTCATCGCGCCTCACTTACAGCGTGCCGGAATCAGGATGGAGGCTACCCCGTGGAGTTCCGCTTATTTTGCGACCCTATGCGATATCACTATGAGCTCGATGAATATCGGCAGACTTAAACACCTCGGACAACCTGAACTCAGACAGCATCTCGCAGCTTGCGCAAGGCGTCCCGCCTCGGATGGTGGATGGCGTATCGCTAGACGCGCCAGTACGTCGCCAATATCCGCCGCCGTTGCTTTAGTGCTTGCAGTTGGACACGCAGAGGCCCCGCGTCCGAAGTTGTCGGCGGCCGTTGTATAGTTATCGCGGGAAGTTCAATTCGGGGGAGTTGAAAAACCAAAAGCACTCGGCGTCTTGGCGTCGAGTGTTTTATTTTGTAACGACTCGCGCCATTTTGTTTCATTAGTTGCGTCAATGTAATTACACCGATGTAATAACCTTGTGGGATTACTCAACGCAATACGCCTAAGTAACACAAATACCGTCGCCTCGGGTGTATCACCTGACCCAGTAATAAAGGCGTCTTACGCTGCTTATACCGGCAATCCTTATCTATACGGATATCAGGGCCTAATCCCGTCAATGCCTGTCAGCGTGGACCAAGCGATGACCGTCCCGGCCGTGGCTCGTAGTCGTAATATCCTTTGCGGCTCGGTCGCTACAATCCCGCTAGAGAGCTACAACAAGCTCACCGAGGCCCGCATTACTAACCGAACTTTAATCACCCAGCCTGACCCGGCAATCCCAAGAGTAAATACGATGGCGATGACCGTTGAGGACCTAATCTTTTACGGCGTGGCCTACTGGCAAATTATCGACGTAAGTCCCGAGGATGGTCGGCCGTTTAGAGCCCGCCGAATCGACCCGCGTCGCGTTCAGCCTCAAATCGACTACTCCGGAACCTTAATCACCGGATATCAAGTTGATTCAAAAAATGTACCCTCCACCGGGCTAAACTCCCTGATCGTTTTTAATGCTATTGAGGCAGGCGGCGTATTAGCCAGAGGTGGAACTACTATCAGGACCGCCATTGAATTAGAGCAAGCGTCTTATCGTATGGCCGCTGAACCCGTCCCGAATATGATTTTGACAAATGACGGTATGAACGCAACCGAGGAGGAAAAAAACTCCATCCTCGATGTATTTCGTCAATCCCGCCGTGAACGTTCAACCGCTTATCTAGAGGGACCAATCAAGCTCGAAACCGTTGGCTTTAATGCCGCTGAGTTGCAGCTTGTAGAGGCTCGCCAGCACCTAGCCTCAGAGATCGCCCGCTTGATGGGTATTCCGGCTTGGTACTTGAACGCTGAAAATGCCTCGGCAACTTACAGCAACGTCGCCTCCGAGCGTCGCTCGCTTGTAGATTTTGGCCTCCGAAACCTTTTAAGCGTTATCGAGGACCGTCTATCTATGGACGACGTAACCCCGCGCAATCAGGTTGTCCGATTTGACCTTGACGACTTTTTGCGTGGCAACACGTTAGAGCGCGTGGATATGTCAATTCGACTTTACGAATCAGGCATTATCGGCCGCGAGGAGGCTCGCTACCTTGTCGATATTGACGCGGCCGGAACCGAACGAGCAGGCGATAATGGCATT